AAGAGCGTCAAGGGCCTGCGCGTACTCCTCATCCGTCTTCTGCAGGCCTGTCTCGCGTCCTGAGCAGTAGTACCCTCTCGCCGCGTACCAGACGCCGCCGTGATATTCCCACAAAAGGGCCGCGAAAGCGTTCATCGTGCCATAGTCGAGTGACAGGCAGTACACCCGCCGTTCGTCCTCTTCCCATGCCGGAACGCTCTCCGTCAGGGCCTCCTCGTACATCGGGTATATCAGGCCCTCGGCCAGTGCCCACTCTCCGAGGATGTACCGCTGATAGTAGACCGTGCCCTCATACTCCTTGCAGAGATTCTGAACGAAAGCGTCCGGCAGGTACGGATTATCGAATATCGTGTAGTGTTGCTGATAAATATCCGCGTCGGAATCGAGGAACTCCTTGAACCAGTGGTACGGCCCTTCGGGATTGCAGGTGCCGTCGAATACCGAATACTCCTTGTCAAGTCGTGACTTCAGCATATCGAACAGGTCTGAACTCCAAGTCGTCACCTCATCGCCGTAGCAATACTTGATAGACATCCCTCGGATTTTATCGACATGCCCGATATTATCCGCCCCAAGCACGAACGCCTTTTCGCCGAACAAGTCGCATGAATTATCCGCGTGAATATTGCTGACCCGCTCCGCCCCGTATAGGCCCTGCATCGGAAGCAGGATGTTCCGCCTGACCGTTTCCCTCGTGTTTCCGAGAATGACATTCAGCCCTGAAAGGCCCTTGCCGCTGAGGATTCTTTTCGGGATCAGAAAATAGTCCATGTAGGTCTTGCCGCTTCGCGTCGCGCCGGTCTTTATATTCCACCGGTGTGTGCAGTTATTCCAGAACTCGAGCTGTTTCTGACTGCCCAGAACTTCGTTTTGCGGCATCATCCCATCTCCTCAGCGTCTCAATCAGCACGTCGTCGGCTCTTTCGATCTCTTCAACCGGCTTGTCCTTGAATTTGTGCTTCTTGAGGTTCTTCAGCGCGAATATCAAGGCAATTACGTTCGGCGGGGAATGCTTCTTCACCCGCCTTACGTGCTTCCGCTCCACGCCATCCTCGACGTAGATTTCTTCTGTTGTCTCCTCATACTCGTATCCGAGGCCCGCCCTGTATAGGGCGTCCTCAAGCTCGACTACCACAGGCCGCCGACCGTTTTTTATGGCGTCGTCTATGTCGGGGTAGCTGTTCTTCCAGTCGTACAGCGTTTGACGCGAAATACCAATGCTCTGAGCGATCTGCGTGTCCGAATAACCGTCACGTGCCCACCCGCGAATAGTCGTCAGCCCGTCTTCAGTTATCCATTCTTTGTACTTTCCAGTAGCGATAGTTCTTCACCGCCCTCTCAAAGTGTCATGAGGTCGAACTCCTTCTCGTCCCCATGTTCTTGGAATGTCACGCTCTTGTTGTAAGCGTAAATAATATTGCCGTCTTCGTCGTATCCGTTCGGGATCAAAACTTTCTCGAAAAGCCGGTACGGGCTCTGTCCTCGCTTCGGCGCGTTCCACAGGTACCTGAGATAGTCCTTCATCGTCATGCCTGCGAAATGCGCTCTGTTTTCACTGCTGTTCAGATTGAAACCCTCAGCCTTGACCATCGGAAAGTCGAGGAAGTACATATCATCCTCAATGTCCTTGAACTGCACCTTGCCGGTCTTCTTGGCAATCTGCAGGGCCGCCGCAAAATGTCCTCTGCTGTACCGCCAACTGCTGTCAAGAGCGCAACAGCAACATGAATCGCAAGTCTCCTTAAAATGAGCATCCGAGACGTAGAACCTCAACCCGAGCTCACCGCACAGTTCCTTCATCCGGCGCACGTACTGTTCCTTAATCTTCCGGTTCAGCCTCAGGTACCCAGACCCGCTCGAATAACGCCGGTAGAACTCTACCACGTCGAACCCGCAAACGTCTTAAATCACCTGATAGTGCTCCTTTGCCTTATTGATTGACCGCATTTCCAAGCAGAAGAACTCCGTCGTCACTGCGCTCGCTCCTGCGTCCGCCGCCGCCCTTATAAGGTCTTCATAAGTCTTATCCGATACGCCGATGATAAAAGGTCTGAGGCGGAGCGTCGTTCCGCCCTTGCTGAGGCCGTTGTAAATTTTCATAGCCTCGAGCCGTTCCTGTGGGGATGGGACACCGACCTCAATCCTTCGGGCATCTTCCGCATCGAGCGTGATGATGCTGAACTTCACGTTCCAGTTGTCTGCGCCCTTGAAAAGCTCCTGATACTTCGGGTCTTTGAACACCCAAGCAGACTTAGTACTGAAGCATATCGGGTACTCGATCTCCCTCAGGTACTTTAGAATCTCGTATGTTTTGCCGTACAACTTCTCAAATCCGTCAAACTGATCAGACAGCCCGCCGTACTGAATCGGCCGCCGGTCTTTTATATACTTCCAGAATTGAGAATCCGGCATCTCGCCTGAGAACAGGCGTTTCACCTTCTCCACGTTGACGGCCTTAACTTTTTTGTGGAAATAGTCATCTGCCGCACCGCCTATACCTCTCTGGTATTGCGAGAAGCAGTAAACGCATCCGAACGCGCAGTTGCTGTAAGTATCAAAAGTGACAGGCAGAGAACAATCCGCGATCTCTCCTGTCCACCTTGGCGAGCTGTAATACCCTTTTTCCAAACTCATATATCCATCTCCATCAGGAAATCATCACCTACCATCCCGATTATTCGAGCGCCCCCCCATTTTTGATAAAAATCAACACCGCTGAGGGTTCTCGTCCTAATCTTCCGGTATCCTTGTGCTCGAGCGAACTCTATAGCTCTTTGCAACATGAATCTGCCATAGCCCTTCCCCTGAACTTCTTTCCTTACGCCTATGCCGACGAGCCTAAAATGATCCGAATTGTGATATCCGATAAAAAAGGCGACGTTTCCGAGTCGCTCCGCCTTTAATTTCCGCGCCAGATGGTATTGCACTACCCTCATATAATGTACATCTCGCACAAGTTGACTGTTGTCTGCGGCCTTAGCAATTTCCTTCAGTGCCTTTTCATCGAATCCATCAACTATTTGCATATCTCAAGCTCATCAACGTCGTAGACCACCTTCAGCTCACCATCAACGCCAAGCATGGCCGCCACCTGCGGCTCCTGCTCAGGCAGGAAAGTGATAATCACGCGCCGTTTTACGATATAGCTTTCCTGATTCGCCGTGTACTGCTCGATGTCAGCATCATCGTAATGCTCCGGCAGGTACGGGTCATTCGTCTGTGCGGGATTTACTGTCACGCCGTCCGGCGTGTAACGGATGCCGCTGTCGTGGAAGTCCATCTCATCAACGGCTTTTCTGAGCTCTTGGAAGCCGTATTCTTCCATGTCGATGCCGCCGAGGCTTTCAAGCTCCATCTGAAGCAGGGAAACATCAAACCCGCTGTTCATGGTCAGCTTGTTGTGGATCAGCGCGTAGGCGCGTCTCTGCTCGTCCGTCAGCCCGTCCAGTCGAATCACCGGTACCTGCTCCATGCCGAGCTCCGTCGCCGCAATCAGACGACCGTGGCCCTCAATGATCTCCTCGTGCCAAACGGCGATCGGGTCATTGAATCCGAACTCCTCGATGCTCTTCTTGATCTGCTCGATCTGCTCCGCCGGATGCAGTTTCGCATTATTGGCGTAAGGCCGGATCGAGTCGATCGGTACATACTCAACTCTCAGTTCCATAAGCCCTCCTTAAATTGCAACAATCTTCTGGATTGTGATTCACGTGTTCCTTCCAGTACCTGTACGCCCTGTCTTCATCCTCACAGACGGTCAACTCCTTGAAGCCAGTGATCCGGCTCAGGTACTCAATCTTCTTCTCGAGCGGCAGATGCTCATAACCGCCCTGCTTCACCGTGTACTCGGAGTAGTCGATATCGAACCACTTCTTGATCCACGAGTTCACACGCAGGAACTCCACGCATACCTTGTCGATTCTCAACGCGTTTAACGCCGCTGTATCGACATACTCCGGTATGTATGGAGAAAGTCTTAGCTGAACGTCGTAACCGGCCTCTTGCAGGCGTAGAATCGCTTCTACACGCTTTGTAGGCGAGCTCGCTTTCTCGTACGTCGCCGCCAATCTATCATCGAGCGTCGTCACCGTGATCTGGATGTGTGCCAAGTCCTTGTCGAGCACGTCCATGTAATCTGCCACCATCGCGGACTTTGTGACGATCAGGTACGGGATCTTCCGCCGGTTCAGAAGCCGAATCGTCTTGTACGTCAACTTGTGAAGGGCCTCGGCCGGTTGAAAACAATCCGTCATTCCTCCGAGCCTCACCACCTCGCGAGGCAGTCTCCGCACCTCGGCGCTGATCTTCTTCATGTCGCCGATGCTCGGATGAAGAGGATCCCACAGCCCGCGAAAGTTCAGCAGGCTCTTGGCGTAGCAGTAACTGCAGTCATGAGCGCACCCGCACCCGTATGAGTCGAGCCGTGTCCGATAATGGCACTTGTCGCCCTCGTTCCCCTCGACGGTATTCTTGACGCTACCGAAATCTTTCATTTTCCCACCCTGCCTCCCTTGGAAAGGAGAACCCGCATGAGCGGGCCTCCTTTATGATTGTACAGAATTACGGTTACGATTACGAAAAAACCACTTTACTGGCCGAACAGCGCGTCAAGGTCTTCCGACACAGCGGTGAACCCGTCAGTGGTCGTTTTCTTGCTCTCGCAGAACTCGTGATCGTCAACCACGACGTCCGTCGTGTAGGCCGTCTTCCCGTCCTTGTTCTTGTATGAGCCGGTCTGAATCCGCCCGCGTATAGCGATCTTCATTCCCTTGGTCAGGTACTTCTCCGCGAACTCAGCGGACTTGCCGAATGTCACGCAGTTGATAAAATCGGTCTCGTCTTTTTTGCTCCTGCGGTCAACAGCCAGACAGTACCGGCCCACTGCTGTTCCCTCTCCCGAGTACCGCACCTCGGGATCCTTTGTCAGCCTGCCAATTAAGATAACCTGATTCATCTCTTCCTCCTTATCACAATTTCATAGCCGAGGGCGTCCAGAATCTGCTCCACCCTCTGTACCTGCGTTCCACGGCACCGAGTGAGGAACTCATGCAGAGCCTGCCGAGTCATGCCGACCGATGCCGCTACATCCGCAGGCGGCATCTCGCCGTCCGCGATCGCTATCTTTATGCACTCGAGAAGCTCGCTCCCCTCGTTCCCCATCTCATACCTCGCTCGCCGCGACGAAATACTCGTCGCACTCTTCCTCCAGACAGACCTCGCACCCGTACGGGCACGGCTCCTCATCCGGCGGCTTCTGCGTCACCCAACACAGTACCGGCTTCTTCTCCTTGTCCATGCTCTTCTCCTCTCACAACTTCATCAAAATTCCTTTGACCTTTTACGCAGTTAAGATAGTTCAAATTTGCTTCACATATCGGACAATGATGAATGCCATACTTA